TGCATCTGTAGTAAAGAAAAGTTTTACTCCTAAAAGTCTAGCATCTCCTGCCTGACTATCCGCAGAAACGTCCCGCATAATTTGAAAGTATGTCTGCGTATCTACCGCAGCACTGGCTACAGTAACGGGGCCGCTTACCGCAGAAACAGTCATGTCGTTGGACGTTCCGCTAAATGCTTTTGCCGTAGCTACCACGTTAGTTCCAAAAGAAGCGTTTATAGAAGCATCGTCAGCTACACTTACACCAGACAAGCCCCAAGCTACAGTGCCGTTATCCGTTCCCGTGACTGTCCAAAATGCTTGAAACGTAATGGTTCCCTCATTCCAAGACTTGGGAAAGCACACGGTAAACTGAGCATTCTCATCGGAACTTGGATCAAAGTCCAAGCACTTTAATTCAGGACCATTGCTTAATTCAACTTGAGCTATGTCAGCACAGCCGCTAGTGGTGTTAGGGTACATTGCTGTTGCAGGCACATATATGGTTTCTAAACCTGCCACTTTAGCAGCAACGCCATCAACCGTTAAAACGTCTGCTTCTAACGTGCCGTCAATATCAGCATTGCCTGATATATCTAGTGTAGCGGCATCTAACTCGCCTGTAAGCGTAAGATTACGCAGGCTTGCAACATCCTTATTAGCGTCTGCCGTTACAGTTTTACTCGCTACAACCGTACCAACAGCCGCGCCTGTGTCGTTATAGTTTAGCTCTGCCGCAGTAGCTGTCACACCGTCTAATATGTTTAACTCCGCAGCGGTGGACGTAACTCCATCTAATATGTTTAGTTCCGCAGCGGTGGAAGTAACCGTTGTGCCACCGAGCTTTAAAGTTGCAAGAGCCGTGGTTCCCGCCAAGTTAACGTCTGTCAACAAATCATAAACAACGGCCCCTGAACCCTGACCATCCGTTGCAATCATCTTAACTTCGCCAGCGGCTACTGCAACGTTGGCCCCTGATCCTTGAAAAAAAGTTAGCGTTGCGCTGGTAGCGTTTTCAATCATCCAAACCTTAGACACAGTGTTAGGTGCCAGTGTGACCGTACAGGCTTGACCACCACCAGTGCATTTAAGGTAGAATGAACGGGCTTGATCTGAGGTGCCGTCAGCCATTGTAATAGTGTGTGTAGACGCATTTGCTATAGCTTCAGAGCCGTAGGAAAACGCTTCTCCAATAAGTTCTAAATTTACGTTTGTTTTAGTTCCCCACGTACCAGACGCTTCGCCAGTACCAATCTCTTCTAGCCTTAGATCGTTTACATATGTACTAGCCATGTCATTATCCTATGCCGCAATGTCCGTCCAAGACGGTGTTTGTGAGGGAGTTATAGCAGAGAAGTTTGAATTTTGCGAGGGTGTGATTTCACCCCAAACAAGAACTGATCCAACTGAACCCGTAGCCGAAAGACCTGTCACGTTAGCATTAGCGTCACCAACCGAAGTGGCTGTACCAACAGAGGCCGTTCCCGCAGATGGTCCCGTAACCGTAACTACCGCGCCAACTGCAACAGTTCCAACAGCCCCTGTTCCTGCCACGCCCGTTACAGCGGTATCTACAGGAATATTGCCAAACCCCGCTATGGAGTTATTAGCTAGTGGGGCAAACCCTAACATTAGCTAGGCTCTGTGGGCCAATCGCCCCCGCTACCGTCCATATTTGGCCCTGTTAGGTTGGGCCAGTTGGCGTGTGTGGTAATATCTCGCAGGGCGGTGCGATACGTTGACCAAGCAGACGGTACAGAACCACCTGCTTCTAATGCCTTGGTCACTACCCAATCACAATTAGCCAACCGCCTATTGCGCTCATCACGATTGCGCTGCGCTGCCGCTGCGTTTTGACTTGCAACATAAGCAGTCTTTTCGCTGTCGGTCATGTTTACAACACGGCGCGTGTACACCTTGCCATCTTGTAAGTATGGCGTAACAACTTCGCTCTTCTGCGTGGCATGGTCATAAGCTAAATACTTCACTACATCTACGCAGGAGTGATTAGCCATCCACGTTGAGTCTGGGCCACCTTTGTAAAAACGTGTATTTGGAAACAACGCAGTGTGATCCCCAACCGCAACAATCGTACTGCCACTTAATTGTGCTATCATCATGTCTATTGTCCTTTATCTGCAAATGGTTCTGTCGGTGCTGTGAAATTGCTTGTATAACGAGCAAACTTGCTTATACGAACTTCATCCATATATCCGTTGGAAGGGTAAGTAGTTTCAGCAGTTCTGAGAGTGCCTAGAAACCAAGGAAAACCACCCGTATCTAAGTTTGAAGAGGATGTAACGGATAAATCACTAGTGCCGTTCAAATATAATTTGTAAGAGGTTCCATTTTTTACCAAGGCAAGATGATACCAAACGTCATTATCCAATGTTGTACCACCTGTAGCATTGGCTATATCATAACTTGAATTATTAGATGATAAAGCTAAAGATAACGACCCGCTACTTGTATATATTTGAAAGCCGTTGCCTTTAGTTATAAGTTCTTGATATGCTGGTGACGTTTTATTTACGAACCTCCAAAAAAACTCAACAGTCCAGTTACCTCCACCATCAATGTCGTTTGCCCCATTTTCTGGGAATGTTGCATAGTCACTGTTACCATCCAAAAGCAAAGACGCAGTGCCAAACTTATATTGTGCCGTGCTAGTTTTGGCTGTGCCAAACAAGTTCAGATTATTTTGAGCAGCACTGTCAATCGCCTGTCCATCTGCCATGTTGAGCAGGAAGTTTGTATTCGTAACCGTTGAATACGGTGCGGTTGGAACAGTTATAGATGTACCCTCAGAATACACTGCTGACGATGTAATACGAATGTTTGAAATATAGCCGTCCATAGTATTTGGGTAATTGCCTGAGTTTACATCTTCTGTCCCAATTACAAGATAATCTTGTGCTATATTACCAGCAGAATTATTCAGTATTCTTGTACCGTTTACATAAAAAGCTATGTTGCTGCCTGTTCTCTGCAAAACAAAATGCGCCCACTGCTTCGGGGCTACCGTAGCCTGACCTCCCGTTACACCGTTTTGAAAAAATATTAACAGTCCAGCATTTGTAGTGATTATCATGCGGCCCGTACTACGGCCTTGATATTGTCCAACAACCCCGGATTCTGATGTAGTATTAGGGTATACCCAACCCTCTAAAGTAAAGTTTCCAGACGCAGAAATAGGCGAAGCAGCAATACTTAGAGCATCGGCTGTCCCATCAAAGTAAGCAGATGCGCCGTTTATCGCAGGGTCATACACTGCGCTGGACAGGAATGGGCCAAATGATGTTACGGCTGGTATTACATACGGTGTTACAGTGTGGCCTGTTGCAGAGTTATCAACAAACCTGTTTGATTGACAGGTTAGTAAAACAGTATTTGTAATAGCAGTCAGTTTGCTTGTAGGTGCAGTGAAGTTTCCTGTATAAACTGCTGTTCCTTTGACTACTCTTAGGTTGCTAATTATCCCATTAAAATATTGACCATCACCAGATAATCGCCAATTCGCAACATTCATTCCTCCGGGGCTTGATATATCACTTGAAAGACTAGCTGACTTTATTTCACTGCCGTCTAAATAAACTTTAACTGTACCAGAGGCTCTAACAACTGCTAGATGATACCACTGATTTTTATTGTAGGACGTTGAACTAGCTATTGCTCCATTGTTCCACAAATTAATGTTTGTTCCATTGTCAAGATATATTCCAAAAGAAGTTGTTGCACCAACATCATTCCCAAACGTAACTAAATAGTCATAATATGCCCCATATGCCCTATTAAAAAAGAATAGCTCAACAGTAAAATCACCAGTGCCAAAGTCAAAGTCAGAACTTGCAGCTACTTGCAAATAATTGCTAGTTACATAACTTCCACCATCAAACGACACAGCCCATTCACCATCTGGCCGAGCAAATGGCCCAAAGGAGCCTTGGGTTACATTGCCAGCAGCCGTGACTGTGTGGTTAGATGTAGAGCTATCATCAAACACATTGTTTACACCGTTGTTAGCACCGTCAAAATGACTAAGAAAACTAACACGATTGAACTGATCGTCTGATGCCCCGCCAGCAGCACTAGAAGCGTTGGCCCCAAAACCTAAGACGTTATAACCAAAACCTGACATTTTATCCCCTACGCATCGTTCGCTGCATCAGTCGTAAATAACAATTTAACACCCAATAACCGAGCATCTCCCGTCTGAGTATCCGCGCTAATGTCCCTGTTTATTTGAAAGAAGCACATATCCGCCGCTGCGGGACTTCCCGCGATTGTTACTGCACCACTTTCTGCGCTTACCATCAAATCATTTGACGTACCAGAAAAGGCCAACGCCGTTGTTGCTACCTGAGTACCAAAAGCTGTATTTATGCTTTCATCGCTTGTTATCGCCACACCCGCTAATTGCCATGCTACCGTGCCTGTATTTGTCCCCGTTACCGTCCAGAAAGGTTGAAACGTAACAGTGCCTTCGTTCCAACTCTTAGGAAACGCTACACTAAACTGAGCAAAATCATCGGCACCATCAGCAAAGTCCAACACTTTAAGATCAGGGCGAAGAGCCGTTGTCTCGACTTGCGTTAAATCAGAACATGGATTGGTCGTGCTGGGATACATAGCAGTGGCAGGAACATAAATGCTTTCTTTGCCTGCGACTTTAGCCGCAACACCACCAACTGTAAGCCCGTCTGTCTCTAACGTTCCATCAATATCTGCGTTGCCAGAAATATCCAACGTAGCCGCGTCTAGCTCACCGGAGATAGTAAGATTTCTACCACCTGTTAAATCTTTGTTGCTGTCTACAATTACAGCCTTACTTGCCGAAACTGTTCCCGCAGATATGCCATCTACTAAATTTAATTCCGCCGCAGTAGACGTAACTGCGGTAGAACCTAAAGTGAACTGACCTTCAGGAACAATAAGACCCGCTGCACCACCGAGAATTAAATCGTCTGCGCTTGCATCCCACTGCATAAACGCACTAGCCGCATCTCCGAAGAACTTTACATCGTATCCCGTATCATCAACGCCTACCGTTAATGTAGCATCTAGCTGAACTGCGCCATCAATATCTACAGCATCAAGGTTGGTCGTTCCATCAATGTCTATATTGCCGCTAATGTCTAAAGACCCAAAAGTTCCAACGCCTGTTGTGGTAATGTTGCTTGAACCGTTATTTATTGCGCCAAAGCCAGATGTAATAGACCCTGAGTTTAACGCGCCAGTAGTTACAATATTACCGCCGCCTACGCTAATACTAGAAAAGTAAGTAGATACCGTGTCTACGTTGGTCATACGCATGGTGCCAGCATCGTTAATTAAAATGCCGTCACCGCTTGCTACCGCTGTGGTTCCCCTAGCTGTACCACCATCTATTAGGTTAATTTCGGCAGTGGTGGTTGTAACCCCATCAAGAATATTAAGTTCAGTAGCTGTTGAGGTTACTGCTACATCTTCATTAATTTTAGGCGCAGTAAGCGTCTTGTTTGTAAACGTCTGCGTTGCGGCAATCCCTGCGATTGTAT